CTGCGGCCATCGAACGCTGCAGCGCTGCCGGTGTAGGCCAGGCTGCGTTCGACACTGACCGTACCGGTGCCGACCGTGACCGACTCCAGGTCACGTGCAATCCGCCGCTGCCAATACCAGGTGCCAGGCTCCATCCCGCCGCTGACCTGCGCGCTGATCGTGAACCGCCAGCCTTCGGTTACCGGTGCACCGCTGATGGTGACCGCTTCATTGGCCTGATTGAACCGCAGCCACAGCACAGACGACCACAGATCAGAACCGCGATCATCCGTCGGCGGCTCCACCCAGCTAAGCGAATCGCCAGCGTAAATAATGGTTGGGATCTTTGCCATGCTGGCAGGCTAGGAATCACCAGCCGGAGACGAAATTGCCGCGACGCTTTGATTGCGGTTTGCGGCGCTGCAGGATTGGATCTACTGGTGTGACTTCGGGTTGTGGTTGTGGTTCGGGTTTGGATGCAGTAAGCCTGCGCTCCAGTTGATCCCACATCGTCGCGCGGTTGTAGCGGCGGCTGAACAGCTGCAATGCTGCGTAGGCATATCTGGTGCAGTCGCCGGCTTCGTCGTTGGCACCAGTTGGCTTGATCCAGTGATATGTGGTCTGGCCTTTATCGCGCTTTGGCATCCGCTTCCACGGAAACAGCTCATCCAGGAACTGATCGGTTGATGCTTCGCCGAAATGCAAGTAGCCGGGGCCTGGTGTTTCATTGCGCAGTCGACCCTGCAGGTGGTTCACGCTGGCGTCATAGCCGACGTGATACAGCATCACGCCACCTTTGATCACTGGGCGATTCTTGCGGTTCACATCTACCGCCACGCCGCGTCCAACGAGTGGCTTGCCCTTCTGCGGCGCTCCCTTCATCGGCACCCAGACGCCAGACTTGCCGCGGCACCAGTCGCGTACCTCGTGGGTCGCGTAGCCGCCATCATCAATGCCGCCCATCGCCAGGCGCATTTCAATGCCGTCTTCTCGCTGCCACTTCGTCTCGGCGATCTGCGTCAGCTGGTCCAGGGTCTCCGGCTGCTGCGGGTCGCCGTCGATCTCCCAGTGGCCAAGGTGCCAACCTTCTTCTCCCTTGCCCCATCCCCAGACCGTGACCACCAGACGTTCGCCGGCCGATCCGCCACCGCCCTGGACATCGACGCCGGCCGTAATGGCAAGCACGCCGTTGGGAACCGTGCCGATGGGGTAGCCGTTGCCTGAGCCCGTGTCAAGCCGGCGCTTTGTGAGTCCGTCGGCGTTCAGCTTGCCTGCGAGTGTGTCTTCCCACGGCTCGCCTAAAACCGTGTTTCTGAACGTTTGCATGCTATCCGGGTCGCCCTTGCGCATCGCATCCAGCGCTTCCTGGTACTCGCGCACCAGAATTGACCAGTCCGCGGCCGGGCTATAGCTGTAGGCGGCCCAGATGTGGAAGCTGACAAGTCCAGGCTGTTGGCTCACGGCGGTTGGTCGCCACTCTCCGCGCTCAACCATCCAGCGCTTCTTGCTGTGCGGGATCAGCTCTTTGCAGTTCTCGCATTCGTACTTACCCACATCCTGGCCTTCCTTGCACATCTGCTCCCAGCGGAGCACCTGCCGATGCTCGCAGAAAGGACACGGCACGTAGTACCGGCGCTGATCACCACGCAGGAACCATTCCTCGGTCTTGCCACCCTTGAAGATCGGTGTACCGCCTAGGCCGATCTTGCGGTCCCAGTAGTAGTCCGCGCGGTTGCGGCCCAGCTTGATCGGGTCGCCTTCATCCAGCTTCGGGTAGGCGTCCACCTCATCAAACAGCACCACCTTGCGGCTTTTGCGCCGGAAGCTCCGGCCGCTGGCCGCGTTCACAATATCGATCAACGCGCCGTTGCTGAGCTGCTTGAGCAGGATTGTGTTACTGGCGGTGTTGCGTGACTTGCTCTCGCTGATCAATCCACGCAAGCATGGCGTGTCTTCAAATAGCGGCTTGATCTCTTCTTTGCTGTAGCCCTCGGCGTCTTCCTTGACCGGTTGCACGATCATGATTTCGCACGGGTCCTGGTGGCTGTAGTACTGCACCACCACGTTGAGCACCTTCGTGTAGCCGACACGTGCCGACTTCATCCAGGCCACCATCTCCACCTCGGGATCAGTGAAACAGTCCATCGGCTCCCGTTGGTACGGGATACAGGTCCAGTTGCCCTTTGTCGCCGTCGATCCGGTCATGACGGCGAACTCGTCGGCGTACTTGCTCAGCCGCAGGCGCGGCGGCGGGCGGAGACCCACCAGGATCCGCCGCGTGAGTTCCGAGATGTCAGCAGAGATCATGCCTTCACCTCACCAGTGGCTAGCTCCTCCAGGGCTTCACGGATCAGCACCGTGAGCACCTCGACCTCTTCAAGCTCCAGGTGCGGGATCCGCTGCTTCGCCGCGCTCGGAACACCCAACAACTTGGACCGGGTTACGTTGACCGCTCCGGCCCAGGCTGCCTCGACGTCTTCGCGCCGGAGAAGCTGACCTTCCTTCGTCTTGCGATCCAGCTCCAGCAGGTTGGCCTTCTCATATTCGGAGCGGGCACGGCTGACCGTGTAGTCCGGTAGATCCTCTGGTCGATCCGGTGGAAGCTGCGCAGGCGGCCGGCCCGGTGGCGGGATTGGCGCATCGCGCTTTGCCCTTGGCTGCTCAGCTTCAGCCTGAATCGGTGAGACCTTCGCCAGGTACTCCGCCACCAGCAGGTCAGCATCAACCCTGAGAGGCTTTTCCTGCAGGATGCAGGAGCTGCCCTTCAGCGCCCCCTTCTCGCAGAGCTTCTCTAGGTTTTGCCTTGTGCAACGACGCCCGGTAGACGCTTCGATAAGGTCGGCGCCCTTTTGGCTGTTAAGTGGAGTTGCCATTGCAACCAACCTAGCGACCGGTTGCAACCGGTTGCATCAGAGCAGCGCAAGCTGGCCCACCGCGCTGCGGTTCCAGCCAAGGACACGGCAGATCTTCCGCCAGCGCAGCTCGCTGAAGAACGGCTGCGATTTGTACCAGCTTTCGACTTCGTGGGCGGTCTTGCTGTAGTTGCAGCGCTTACAAGCTGGAACGATGTTGCCCATCGCGTGCGTGCCGCCCTTGGCGATGGGCACGACATGCTCGATGTGCAGCTCACCACCAGCGCCGCAATAGGCGCAGCAGTGATCGAACTGCGCGAACCTCGCGCGGACCTGCTGGCCCGTCAGCTGGATCGCCACACTGTCCCGCATCTGCGCCTTACGGCGCTTGGACTTTTGGCGGTTATACAGCCGGTAATTCGGGTCAGCTAGGTAGCGGCGGCGGTGATACTCTTTGCGCTTGATCCGATCAGCTTCGCGCCTGATTTCGGGATGCTCGCGTAGGTAGCGGCGGCGCTCAGCCTCTACCAGGTCGGCGACACTGGGGAAGCGGCCGGCACGGCGAATGGCGACATCCCAGAGTTGATGTAATTCCAGCTGCGGCGCCAACAGAGGTTCAATCTCTTTCCAGTCAAGCGGTACGCCGGACGCAACCAGTTCGCGAGCGGCCCTGGCTTCGGGAATAGAGAGCGTGCGGCCAGGTGGGAGCATCATGCCCTCTAGGCCCTTTGCGCGAGTGTCTCGGCCAAGCCTGGTGCGACGCGCTACAGCGTTTTGCCTATTGCGCTCTTTAATTCTTTCATGCTCAGCAGTGTCTTCGCGTTTTGCGGCCATCCTGGCCCTTGCGGCTTCTCTTTTCTTTTCTAAATGGCGATAATAGTTTCTTTTTCCACGCTCAATTCTTGATTTTTTCCCTTTTTCGCTTTGATTGTATTCACTGATGCACTTCTCGCACTTCCATGTTCTACCTTGTCTTACTTGTAATGTCAGTCGAAAGCCGTTCCACAAGTGCTTTTTATTGCATAGCTGCCCAAGCCTGTGACGATCGCCTAGGTTGGGAATATCTTCTCCAATCTCCGCTCTTACAATCCGAATGCGGCGAGCCTCCCTGCTTGCCTGCATTGACTCACCCCTATCGCCCCAGCAGAGATTGCTTATATCGGCCCACGAACCGAAAGGATCGATCCTTGCAGCAATCTGGTCATCACGCTCAGGCAGAATGCCGTTTAATACCAAAACAACTTGTGGCGCCTGATAGCTATAGCTTCCAACCCAGAAGGTCTTAGCAAGTTCATTGCGCTTTGGTCCTTTTTTCTGAGGTCCAATCCAGCGAAGCCCATTTTTAGCGGTTGGATCGTAGGCAACGTTGCTGCGCAACTCACGCAGCCTTTCCGCGCCAAAACGATCCAGTACACTCCTGGCCATCAGCCTGTCTCCTCAGGTTGGTCAGGGTCGGGAGTTCGCAGCTCGCCGGCCCACCCCTATCTTAATGGCATTTGTTCGCAACCTTGGCGTAAACATTTGTCACCATACAAAGCTGGGTCGGGAAACTAC